GAAATTGTTTGGAGCTTCTACGATCAAATTTCTAGAGGATCTGGATTCACTGAAAAGCAGTGTGGCCTTGCAATTAAAATCCTAAACAGACATTTACCAAAAATAAACGATGCGTTAGGTAAAGATGCGGGCCCGTTTTTAATAAATCCAATATTTAGACTTGGAAAAAGAACAGTGAGTTCACTCAAACGAATCAGCATTGTGCCTCATGAAGTTTTCATTAAGGCAATCAAAGTTGAATTCCCATTCAACGAACACCTTGTTGAACAAATTCGTAAAGCACGAACAAATTTACCACATGCTGGATGGGATAAGGATGAAAAAGCATGGATTTTTTCATTGCACGAGCGAGCCATACAACTTCTTGGTAATTTTATTACCAGTGATGACTTCCAGGCCGATGACGAGTTCCATGAGTATTTGGCACAGGTTAGAGAAATTGAGAAAAATCTAGAAAAATATGTTCCAATGGTTTCATATAGAGAAAAAATTCCAAAATTTATCAATTTTATTCCAAAAATTGCCCCACTCGAAACTGAGTCAGTAGTTGAGTCATTGTTCATTGCAAGAAAATTAGGTATTCATACTTGGGATGAAAGCGTATCTTCATATCTTGCCGAGCAACAGGTCAACAATTCGATTATGGCTTTCTTGGATACGCCACCTCAGGACCCATTTCCGCTAAATCTTGAAGAAAATTCCATAAATGACATTAAAGAGATTGTAAGAAATCTGAGCCCTGCAATTTTTATTATACCAGGGGGCAGTGAACTTGAAAAAACTAAACTCAGTATCGATCTATTAAACTCAATCGGTGTTACTAATTCAGAAATTAGCATTTTATTCCGATTGCCCAAAGAAACTGGAGAAATCTTTAACACATTTGTAAAAGATTTGTCATTGAACAATCCGGTCAATAACAACACTAAGGCTGTGATTATCAGTAGCAAGATACCCAAAACTATTATAGACCCTAGTATTAAATTTAATTGTATTGTAAACTTTAATTTTTATAGTGTGCATTATACGATTAGAGAATTTATCAAACACCATGAAAATGTAATCCATATCATGGAGAAAAAATCTCAAAGGGATGTCAATTTTGCCTTCATGTAAAATCATAATTAAAGACGAAGTCAATGTTAAGATTGAAAATTTAGATCTTGATGCTCGTAAGGCATTGGTCAAGAAATTCAAGTATGAAGACCCTACCGCACGGTATCGCCCGGCCTATAAATTAGGCCGATGGGACGGCACTATATCATTCTTTGGACTTGGCGGAACAACATATTTGTCAATGCTACCTCAGGTGTTAGCATATCTCGAATCTAAAAATTATCACATACAATTAGAAGATCAAAGAAATCCAACAGCCCTGCAATTTGACCAAATTTCTGAGGATTTTTGGGGTGAAAAATGCTGGCCTGTAGGGCATCGGTTTGCAGGCCACCCAATTCGACTTCGTGATGATCAAGTTGAAGTTATTAATAAGTTTTTAGAAAATCCTCAATGTATACAAGAAATTGCAACAGGGTTTGGTAAGACTATTACCACTGCAACTTTGGCAAAAATCTGTGAAAAATATGGTAGAACAATCACTATTGTTCCGAATAAAAGTCTTGTTGAACAAACAGAAGAAGACTTTATTAACTGCGGCCTTGACGTTGGAGTTTACTACGGAGACAGAAAAGATATTGGCAAAACACATACTGTCTGCACTTGGCAAAGTTTGAATATTTTAGAAAAAAAATCACACGATGACGACGAAATTTTAACTCTTGCTCAATTCTTAGATGGAGTGCAATGTGTCATGGTTGACGAAGTTCATATGGCCAAAGCAGAAGTTCTTAAAAAATTATTAACACAGAACTTAGCCAACGCCTGTATTCGTTGGGGGCTAACGGGGACTGTGCCAAAAGAAGATTTTGAGTTTCAAAGTATACGTGCAAGCCTAGGAGAAGTGGTGCATCGCGTAGCTGCTCACGAATTGCAAGACAAGGGCGTGTTAGCACAATGTCATGTTAATGTAGTGCAAACCGCTGAATGGAAAGAGTTTGGCAGTTACGCAGAAGAACTAAAATTCTTAGTTACTGACAAAGATAGAATGACCTGGATCTCTAATCTAATTAAGGAAATTAGTAATTCAGGTAACACCCTTGTCCTAGTCGATAGAATCGAGTGCGGTGAATTTTTACAAGCACACCTTAGTGATTTGTTTGGCGCATTATCAGAAGAACCCGATGTTGCGTTTGTTTCGGGCAGGGTAAAAACTAAAGATAGAAAAGCAGAATATGATGAAATTAAAACTTCTACTAATAAGATTATTGTGGCGACTTACGGTGTGGCCGCTGTGGGTATTAATATTCCTCGTATTTTTAATTTGGTTCTTCTTGAGTCCGGAAAGAGCTTTACAAGAGTTATACAAAGTATTGGGCGAGGCATTAGAAAAGCAGACGACAAGGACTTTGTCCAGATCTGGGATATCACTGCAAGCACGAAATATGCGAAGAGACACCTTACACAGTCTTTTTCGTTTTATAAAGAAGCTAAGTATCCGTTCGAAATTCAAAAAGTGAAATATAACAAATAATGCAAATCTTAACCTTAGAAAACAAAACGTTCTACCTTAACGAACTACCAGAAGAAGTCAATGACGATCTTAGATTCTCTGTGCTCGATAACAGTGACAATCAAAACCCTGACTACTTTTTTATTCCATTAATTTTCTTAGAAAGTTTTACAGGACCCGCCGCAGTATTAAAAATTGGTCCACATGAACTAACAATGCCACTAGATTGGTGCACCATTGTAGGTGACCCAGAAGGTCCGGATATGGAAGTGCTGCCGCTAACAAGCCTAAATGATCGAGGATTTAAGACATTCTGTTTTAACCCACTGAGTAGTTTTAGACCAGAATTTCATGAGATTGATATCATTGACATCTATCAAGATGTTAAATGGTATTTTCCTAAGATGAAAGCAGGACAACTACTAACAACTCCATTACATGCAGGTGACAAGCCAGTGTGTTCATACTTTGTCAAGGAAGTTAGTCGTCAAAGTGAAATTGTTGATTACACAAGATGTTGGTAAAATATGCCTCAAATTTATGAAAGCCCCGATGGCGGCCAAACAGTTTATGTAAGAGAGATGGGTAGTAAAAATAAGAAACTACATTATGTAAGCCCGGCGAAAACAGCCGAAATGAAGGAAACACTACTTACACAAGAATGGCTTGATATTAGACACACAGCTAAGGACAATCCTGCCTTGCAAAAGTCCGTAGATCACCTTATAATGATGTATAGGTTAATAAAAGATGGCAACAGCAAAACTTGATATAAAAAGAGAACTACGAGCAGTCGACACTAGAGAATACGAATTCTATGATAGTCTTACTGACGAAGAAAAGAAAGCGTTTAGTCCTTTTATTCTCATGCGTTACACAAGTAATGTTCAAGGCGACCAAGATTTACAAGCATGGTTTCTAGAAACTACTAACGAGTATGTTAATAAAAATCATTGGATATTAAGTAAAAATCACAAACCGTTGTTGTGGAAACTATTTGCAGCAACTGGTGTTGGCCAGAGTATGTATCATCCTTATCTTGCCGCAGGCAAGAAAGGTAAGGCTAATAAGATTGAAAAACTTTTAGCAGAAATTTATCCCGCAAGGAAGTTAGAAGATATTAAAACACTAGCGTCGATGATGAATAAAGATGACATTAATGAGTTGTTTGACAAAATGGGATTTGATAAAAAACAAAGAAAAGAATACGAATGATCAACTTGCAAGAACAACCTTTTCTCTGTGAACATTGTAGCAAGAGTTTTATGAAAGAAAAAACTCTAGTTGCTCACATGTGTGAAAGAAAGAGACGTGCTTTACAAAAAGATGAAAAGCGTGTTCAAGCTGGTTACATGACTTACAATAGATTTTATCAACTTACTCAGAAAAATAAAAAACTTAAAACATATGATGAATTTTGCAACAGCGCATATTACAATGCATTTGTAAAATTTGGCAGTTTTGTTAACAATGTAAATCCCATATACCCCGACAAGTTTGTTGATTATGTTATTAAGTCCGGAGTAAAACTGGACCATTGGTGCAGAGATGAATTATACGAGCAGTATCTTTATGACATGCTCAAAGTAGAACCAGTAGAAGCCGCGGTTCAAAGAACACTACAATCTATGATGTTTTGGGGCGATGAAAATAATGCAAATTTTGCACACTACTTTAACTATGTTAGTTTAAACCGGGCAGTGCATGATATGCTAGGTGGAAGGATTAGTCCGTGGTTAGTGTTAAATTGTAATTCGGGAAAGACTATGATAAGCAAAATGAATGATGAACAATTGGCCATGATTGTTCCAGTATTTGATGTTAAATTTTGGTTTAATCCTCCT